CTCCTTGAACTTCAGATAATGAAAGACCTAATTTAGTAGCAGCAGCGGCTGCTTTAATTAGTTTATCATTACTGAAGCCTAAATTAGCTTGTAAACCCATAGAAGCACCTGCTGCTTCTTTTAATACTTTATTAACATTTAAAGCAGTTTTGTTTTGTTTATTAAATTCACCAACTATTTTTATGTTATTTTCTAATACTTTTTCAGTATCTTTACTTTGTAATCTAGCATTAGTTACTAATGTAGCTGATTCTTTAGCACTAAAACCTAATTTTTGTTCTAAGTTTGTTGCTGATATTAAAGCATCATTTCCTAAAACTTGGGCAGACATTCCTAATTCATTAGTTAGAGATGCTGCTGCTTTCATTAGTTTTTCAGTAGTAACAAAAGCATCTCCTGATGCTAGAGCTACTCCTGACATTTCTTGTTTTAACAAGTATGCATTTGTATATGACATACCTGTTTCTTTTCTTAATTCTGCTGTTTGTTTAGAAGCTTCAATAGCTGATTTTAAAGCAAAAGCTGCTATAGCTTCAAAAGATGTTATATTTTTTACAAAACCTTTACCTAATTCACTAAGAGATGCTTGTAATACTTTTATTCTTCCAGCTGTATTAAGAGGTTTTTCACCATTTGCTGTTAATTCTGCTGCTAATTTTTTTCCTGCTGCTGCTGCTTTATCAAAATTAAATGCTGAGGCTAGGGAACTTAAACCAAGTTCTTTCATTGCCTCATTTGCGCTTTTTAAAACATCTCCTGTAAGTCCAGTAGCATCTTTTATATTTTTAGTTCTTTCTAGTAATTTACCTTCTACTTCTGCCTGTTGTTTGTATTCTAAAGTTTGTTGACCTAAAAGCTTTAATATATCTTTTTCATTTTCACTAATTTTTAAATCCCTTTTTTCAATTAAATCTAAAATTTCTAACTCACCATTTTTAGCTTTTACTATAGCATCAACAATTTCAGCATTGTTTTGGTTATTAGCTAGTACTTTTGACAATAATTGATCTTGTTCATTAAGAAGATTTGATTGTAATTTTCTTCCTTTTTCAATTTTTTCTTCAAGATCAGCTAAATCAGATGTTCCATCAAGAAGATCATCTATTGAATTATTGATATCTTTAACATAATCAGCTTGTTTTTTAAAAGCATTAAGTAATTCTCTGCTTTGAATCTTATCAATAGCTGTATATGTTTTTAAAGATCTTTCAAGCTCATAAGCAAGATCTCTATAAATAAATAAATTATCTGAGGCTGCATCCTTTAGTTTTTGTTGATTTTTTGCTGCTTTTTCAGTAGCATTAGCTATTCTCTCAGTATTTTGAGCATTTTGAGCATTTATGTTAGGATCTTGGTTATTAGCCATTATAAATTAGTTTATTATAAATATTAAAAAACAAAAAGTGGGCATCATTTATATGATGCCCTTTTTCCTGTTGGAGCCACAGGTGATTTAGGTATACCATTTTTATTAGTCCAAGATGCTTCTGCTTTTTTCTGTTCTTGGTTTTGGTTTTCATAGTATTCCTTAATTTTATTAAAAGTAAAATTTCTTAACCATATAGGCATATTATATATGGTGTAATAATCGTATCCTCCTTGTCCATGAAATACCATTTCATGAATTTGAGTGAATAAAGTTAACCTATATTCCTGCGTCAGGCCAAAAAAAGTTTAGATTAATAGGAACATTAGCGCCCTCCTCGACACCATTTGGTCCATCATAATCAAATTTTATTTCAATTTCAGGAGTTACTGAACGAATATATTCTCTTAATGATCTGGCATCTCTGGCTAATAACATATTATCAACAAATTGTCTTATTGTTTTGCTTTCTGTATTACCATCAATAGAAGTAATAATATGTTTTAAACGAGTTGTTAATTCTGGGTTTGAATCTTTGTTTATTTTTTGTAGACCTTTAATTTCATCATTTATTTTTTTATCATCACCATGAGATAATAATTTAAATGTTAATATATGACCTGTAGTAGGTAAAGTATAAGAGAATTCATTTTTACCTTTAGCCCATAATGATTCATCTACTTTATTTGGTTCTAGTATACTTAAATCAACAACACATTTGTCTCCTTTATACATGAACTCATAATCTTTACCGTAACCTAAAACACGAGCAGCAATCATAATTGCGTTTTTATCTACTAAAAGTAAATCATTATAATCAAATTTAGTTACAATCAAAGATTGTAATAATTTATCAATAACAATTCCTTTTTCAATGTAAGCTCTATTAGTTAAAATGTCTTCTTCTTTAGCAGTCATATATTTCATTTCTATTTTACCTGAAGCTAAGGGATGATTTTCGGGATAAAGTAAACCTTTTGAAGGTAACTCAACCATTTCTGTTGGAAACTTTAATTCACTCATAAACTATTTTATTATAAATATTGGTAGAAGAAAGAAGCTCGCGATTTCTCGCGAGCTTTCTTTGATTTGTTTTAATTTTAATTAGAAGTTCAACACACAGTAATCCATACCAAGTGTTAACTGTAAGTTAATAGCTTGGTTTTCAGTGTCCCAGTTATATTCACCAAAGTTTCCACCTTTAATAAAGGCACCTTTAATTACCCATTCAGAAACAATGTCACCTACAGGACCTAATACATCGATGGTTAAATCTTTCTTATAGAAATCTGAATAACCATCACGTCCTGTTACTGATTCATGATGTAAACGTACCCATTCCATTACTGCTTGAGCACCTGAAGGTGTGATAGGATCAAATAGAGTCATTGTTAAATCATTCCATTTGGTTTTGCCTTTAACTTTAGTATAAACGTTTATATGGTTTAATACTACTTCACCCTGTTCGAACGTTACAGCTGATATTCCTTTGATTACATACGATGGTATACCATCTATATACATAATGAATCTGTTTGCCTGTTTTGGTTCAAAGGCTGTGAAAAATATTTCGTTTGGATCTAAGATTGCCATTTTGTTATTTATTTAGTTTTGTTATAAATATTTAATTTTTAAAAAATTACACAGGGAAAGAAACTCCAGTTGGTAAAATGCTAAAGTTCAAGTAAACAAATTCAGCAGTTTTAGTTGGTTGTAAGTAAATTTGACCTACTAATTGGTTTCTATCAATTACATCAGGAGTGTTATTTGATTCATCCATTACTACTTTGAAAGCATACAAACCTTGTCTTTGTTGTACTGATTCCAAATAAGGGTTAACTTGAGCTAAGAATTGGTTTCTTGTAGCAATTGTGTTTTGTTCAAATACCAAGTTATTAGCAACTTGTGAAATGTAAGATTTAAGAGCAATTAACAATCTACGTACATTTACTCTATCAAGAGCAGATGCTTTAGTTTGTAATGTTTTCTGACCATATACTACAGTTCCAGTTCCTGGGAATGTTGCTATTGGGTTAACTTTGTTTTGGTATAAAGTATCACGGTTAGTTTGAGTTAATTTCTTTTCAGCTCTTACTACTGTGCTTAATCCACCTCTGTTAATACCAGCTGGAGCAAACCAAGGCTCACTTACTGAATCATTGTAAGCATAAACACCAGCTACCATAGTTGAAGCAGGTACCCATACTAATTGAGCAGAATCAGGATCAATTGTTTGAACCCAAGGCCAATAAGCAGCAGCATATGAAGTATTTTTAGCATTTGCTTGAGTTGTTACTGTTGTAATACTTGAGCTAAATGGTACTAAATCATTTACAAAAATATTATCACCTCTGTTTTCAGTATTAGAAATAATTGAAGTTACTTGAGAAGAACCAATTGGTGCTTCAGAAGCAAACAAACCAGGAGCAATTAAAGCATTGAATCTGTAATCATCTTGATTTGATAACAAAGCAATCATATTATTATAATCACTTCCTGTTAAACCTTGAGTATTTGTTACACCAGAAATAATATTGTTATAATATTTAGCATTTCCTCCAAATAAATTACCTGTTGCTCCACCAAATGAACCACTAGCTGCTACTGGAATTGAACCTGTAAAAGAAGATTTTGCTGTACCATTATTATCAAAATAGAATGGGGTTGGAGTTAATACTGAAGATACATAAACATATCTTGAAGCATTTGGATAAGTTCCATTAACTACAATTTGATTATCTGTAGAATCGTACTGTCTATATTGATCACCAATTACTTTAGCTACATAATTTGGAGCTGTTGGATCCATTGATAAGTTAGTCCAAGCTTCTAATACAGTTGGAGTAGTAGTGGTATCATCACCTTGTCTAATTAATAATGAGAATGTACCAGATGCTGTATCTGCATTAGTAATTTGCCATCTAATGTTATCAGATGAACCTGATGCTAAAGTTCCATTAGTTCCTAAACTGCTTGTACTATTCATAATGGCACCTTGTGAAATAGTGGCAAATCTAACTGATTCTGAAGTGTTAGAATTTAGAATAGGAGTACCTTGAGAACCAGAGGTAGTAGCTGATGTGAATGAACCACTTTTAACTCTTGCTACTAATAATGTTTCACCTCCATTAGCAAAATAGTTATAAGCTGCTATTGAAGTAAAATAAGTGTAAACATTACTTGCACTTAAAAAGGTAGTACCGAATTTATTTTGATAGTCACTGTATGAAGTAACAACGGTAGGAATTTCTACTGGACCTTTAACAGTAGGACCAATAATAGCAGCTCCTACTACTACTGGTTGTTGAGTAATAAACGATTGATCATTTTCAATCGCTAATACGCCAGGGGATATTAATGTTTCTGCCATGTTTTAAAATTTATAATTAGTTATATTCTATGATAAATATGGCAAGGTCTTTTAAAAATTATTCTAAAACAGTAAACTCTCCACTGTTTAGATCAACAGATCCTTTTCCGTACTTACCTGAAATTTCTTGACTAATTTGTTCTTCTTCTTTTTTTAATTGAGTTAAAAATTCAATTAACATTTCTTTTTGTAACTCTAATTCTTGAATTTGTACTTCTATGTAACCAAAATCAATTGTTAGTTTGTCTCTTTTTTGTTGAATGTTTTTTAATGATTGTAACTCTTCGGTTGTAACTGTTTGTTTTTCCATGTTTTATATTTGTTTTTAAATGTATATTATGTGATAATAAAAATCTGTATCAGGAACTGTTGATTCAAAAGTTAATGAAGTACCTACTAAACTATTAACTACCATATTGTTTGAAGCACCATTGCTTCCAGAAGGAGTAGCTGTTACAAAACAATTCTGTCCTAATGTTTTTCCTGAAATTTCACTTATATTAATTATAACGGTATTAGTGGCTGTTTTACTAGCCCCTGCTATAAATTTTAAAGAGGCACTCGGTTGTGAAGCTGATCCACTTGGATAATAAGTATTTTGAACTGAAGTTGCTGGTCCAGTTGATGAAGCATATGAAGCTGTTCCAAACAAACTACCTGTTATGGTAGTTACAGTCAATGTGTTTGTAGATGGATTATATTTTAAACTATCATCATCAAATCTTAAAGCTGAATTGTTTGATTGGGTTGTATTAAATAAAGCTACAGCTAAAAATTCTGGAGAAACAGATGAAGTTATTGTTGATGTATCTGCTTGTGAAGCCACACCCAATAAACTTCCAGTATAACCATTCAAAGACATTACTGAACCAGTAAATGTTGTTGAACCAGATATTTTTATATCATAGGCTACAGTACCTGTTAAAGCATCAATACTTTGAGATACATCAGATGCCTGTATAGTATTTCCTGTTAGGATATTACTTTTTGAGAGAACTAAAGCCATTTTTTATTATATTAATTTTTTAAATCATTTCCCACCCATCAGTGTTAGCTGGGATACCATAAATATCATTGGTATTGAACCAATCTAATAACATTATTTCTACACCTGTTTGGATTTGTTCTGTAAATGGTAGGTTTTCAATTTGTGGTTTTAAAGCATCATACATGTCATTTATTTGTTGATTAGAATATAAATCAATACCTGTATGAATTAACATATTACGTCCATCTTGCTCATAATAGTGAGAAGTGGTAGAAACATATTCATTATTTCTAATTTCTAAAACACTATTTATAAAAATGTATTTTAATACATCTGGTTGTAATGGATTTACACTAACTGTTGTTTTTGACTTTATCATGTTTAATTTGTTTTATTATAAATATGTGATATTTTGTTATAAATATGTAGTTTTTTAAGCTATTTCATAAGAACCGTTCCAAGATATTTCATCTAAGTTTCCCCAAGTAAAAGGAACTGTTGATTCTAATCCAACAGCTACTGAGCTTGTGTTTTGCCATTGTATTTCTGATCTTGTAGAACTTCCAAGCCTTCCTCCATTCATTAATCCTGAATACCAGTTAATACCATTATCTAAGAATGAAGATGGTATTTGGATTCCGTAAGCAGAAGATGCTGTAAATGGTAATTGGAAATACCAAGCACCTGTTCCATAAGTAGTTGTAGTTCCCATTACTAATCTTCCTCTTACAAAGCATGTTTTACCAATTACTTTATATTGACCTGTTATTGTTCCATCTCCAATTACAGGATCTGATGATGCAGCTGTCCAAACAGGAGTATACGAAGTCCAAGCTGTTGATAATTCTGAACCGTTAAAGTTAAGAGAACCAGTGGCTTGTATTGAACCAGTAAACGAAGGAGCATTTACAGAACCAAAGAAATCTACTCTTTTGGTTGAAAAACTTCCTGTTATTAACAGGTTTGTAGAAGAGTTAGCTAGTATGAAAGTATTAGAAGCAGCTGTTATTGTTGATCCTGCTGCATAACCTATGAATACATTATAATTTCCTAAAGTTAATCTACCAGCTGTATATCCTAGATAAACTGAACCGTCATTAGATCCTGTTCCAGTAGCTGTAGCATTTTGATAACCTGCTTCATAACCTACTGCTACCATGTAACGAGAAGAAGATGCTAATTGCATAGCTCCATGTCCAACAGCTACGTTTGAAGTAGTTGATCCTAAACTGTTAAACCATCCCATGGCTGCAGATCCTATGATTGTATCACTAATTGAAGTTCTTAATCCATATCCTGCTGAAGGTCCTATAGCTACAGTAAAATCAGAACCAGCACCTGACATATCTCTACCAGCTAAATAACCTATTAAAACATGTCTTCCATTTGATACGTTTCTTCCAGCAGTATAGCCAATAGCTATACCATCATTACCTACAAAGTTATTTCCAAATGCATCAAAACCAATAGCTATAGCACCAAATCTTGTATAATTTAATAGTGAGTTATATCCGATAGCTACGTTATTAGACCCACTTTGATTGGCGTTTAAACTAAATACACCTATTCCAATATTAGCTTCTCCTACTGAATTATTTTTCAGAGAAGCTCTTCCTAAAGCTATGTTGTTAAATCCTGTTGTTAAATTTCGTAAAGGTTCACTATTACTATTATCAAAACCAATAGCTATATTATTATTTCCAGATGTTAATCCTAAAGCTATAGCATCATTTCCTGCAAAGAAATTATTAAATCCTGTTGTTATTGAAGGGTAAGTAGTAAGCCTACTCCCAAACATAAAGTTGTTTCTACTAGTGTCATATCTTACTACCCAGTTTGAACCTATCTTATAACCCATTGTAGAACCGGTTAAAGGAGTTACATCAATAAATGAAGAAGCAGATGTTAAACTCATGTTTCCAAAGAAACCTGATGAGCCTGTTACAATTAGGCTTCCAGTAATAGCTGCTGAACCTGTAAATGGGAAAACAGCAGCGTATGAAGCAGTAGTTGCAAATGAAGCACTTAATGCTTGTGAAGCATATGAAGCTGTTCCTAATAATGAACCTGTGAATGAGGGAGCATTAACTGAACCAAAGAAATCTACTCTCTTGGTTGTAAAGCTTCCTGTAATTAAGAAATCTGTTGATGAGTTAGCTAGTATAAAAGTGTTTGAGGCTGCTGTAATAGTTGCACCAGCATCATAACCTAAAAATACATTATAATTTCCTAATGTCAATCTACCAGCTCTGTAACCAACATAAACTGAACCATCGTTAGATCCTAACCCAGTTGCTGTTCTATTTTGATAGCCGGCTTCATAACCTATAGCTACCATGTAACGAGAAGAAGAAGCATATTCCATAGCTCCATAACCTATAGCTACGTTATCTCTTGTTGTTCCTAAACCATTAAAATCCCACATAGCTAAGGCACCAACAACAGTATCATTATTTGAAGTTCTTAAACCGTAACCAGCTGAAGGCCCTATAGCAGTTGCATTATTAGAAGTAGTTGCTGTCATATCTGCAGCAGTAAATGCTCCTATTAAAACATGACTTCCAGTTACTACGTTAATACCAGCATTATATCCAATAGCTACATTATAGTCATCTGAGGCTGCATTTCCGGCATGTCTGTTTAAAGCTGCATGTCCTATAGCTATTGAACCTACTCTTGTATAAACATTTAGAGCTGTATATCCCATAGCTATATTGTGAGAACTACTTTGATTAGTATATAAAGCAAGTTCTCCTATACTTATATTGTGGTTTCCTACAGAAAGACTTCTTAAACCTCCCCTTCCTAAAGCTATATTGGATTGACCAGTTGTTAAACTTCGTAAAGGTTCATTATTAGTAGTATCAGAACCAATAGCTATATTATTAAACCCTGTTGTTAAACCGTTTGCTATAGAAGGACCACCTGCGAAGAAATTATTACCGCCTGAACCTGTTACAGAAGCATATGTAGCTGTACTACTTCCTATAATTAAGTTATTTCTACTAGAGTCATATCTTGTAACCCAGTTTGAACCTATTTTGTATCCAAAATTTGAACCAGTTAAAGGAGTTATGTCTATGAAAGATGAGCCAGATGTTAGACTCATGTTTCCGAAAAGTCCTGATGAACCTGTTACAAATAAACTCCCAGTAATATCTGCTGAACCTGTGTAAGGGAATGCATTACCACTACCTCCTGCATTTAAAGCAAAAGATGCAGTTGTGGCAAAAGATGAACTAGTTGCAAATGAAGCTGTTCCTATAACCGTTCCACCAGTTACTGTTAAGCTTCCTGATAGGGATGAATCTCCTAATATTTGAGCGTTATCTATTCTCATTGATTATAAATATTTGAGTTTTTACCTCCAAACCCCTGATATTTTAATTTTAGGTTCAGTTTGCTTCCATACTCCAGCTACTTTTATCCATGTTATTGCTTGTTTCCACACACCTGCTATTTTAATCCACATTATGTTTCCTGTAGATGCGGGAGCAACAATAGGGACTTGTCCTATTTCAATGGTCGCACCGTCGAATAATCTTCTTGTTGCCATCTTATGCTTCTGTTAATATTACTGCACCCATAATTGAAAAGTTTACTACCGTAACAGCACTAACGGTTAAACAAGCATCGGGATGAATTTCTGCCAAAGACCCAATAATACAACCTGTACTAACTGAATCTAAAGGCATTGCACCTGTTGCACTCTCTAATGAAATCATTGCTAATGGCTTAAATAAACAAACCCCAAAATTACCTGCAGTTCCTGTTGTGGCAGCAAGAGTTACCGACTCAATACTTCTTATTCCCGTATCTCCTGCTTGTAATGGTATTGGAATTAACAATCCTACTTCTCTATAAGAACCTGCACCAATTGTTGTGGCAGTAGATGTTCTACCACTCACACCCGCTGAATTTGTGTAGCTTATTGTTACCGTTGTAGCTGTGTTTCCTACTTGTGTATAAACTACAATTCCTGCCATAACACCTTCACCAGATGTATATCTTGTTAATGCTGCGGTTGGAAGATTAGTTGTTTGAGGTGTTGTTAAAGTAGCGTTCAATCCACCATTAACATTTAACAAATCAACAACCATCATTGATGCTGCACTATAAGTTGAAGTGCTTATCCTCGCCCCTAACATTGTCAATCTACCTGTTGATACAGCAGGTATAGGACCCATTGATTGTAGAGAATTTTTGTCTAATGCAACGCTTGTAGTTGGTGTAGCAGGAGCAGGATTAAAAGATTGCCAACTTGCATTCGGTCTTAATATTCTTATTGTGGTTGTGCTAAAATCAGATGCCCTGTTTTCGCTAAGTCTTTCTACGTATTCGTTAAAATCAGTTAGTGCCATATTATTTTTCTACTGTTGCTAATGAACCGAATAATTCAGGTGCAGTTGCACTACCTGCAATAAACATTAAAGACAAACAAGCATCTGGATTGATTACTGGTATACCTGGAAGTCCTGTTGTGTAATCTCTCCACCCCATTGTACCACCTGCACCAACAGGTATCCATGCTAAAGGTTGAGCAATGGTTATACCAAAGTTACCTGCCGTTAATGTTGATGCACTTAATTGTATTTGCTCAATAGCTCGAATACCTGAATCACCCGCTGCTAAAGGTATGCGTTGCATTCTTGATACTTCACGGAAACCTGTTGCACCTATATTAATAGTTGAAGTTCTTGAACCCGTACCTGCTTGATTTGTGTAGGTCATTGTGAGAGTGGTAGATGTTGTGCCTATTATTGTATAAATCTCATAAAATGCTATGTTACCTGCACCTCCCGTATTACGAGTTAAAGCAGGTGAAGCAGGTGACCCTTGTATTGTTTGTGCTCCAGTTGAAGTTCCTGACAATCCCCCCTCGTGAAATAACCTATCGTACAATAAATACACGCCTGCGGTTAGTGGCGCAATAGATGCCCCAATTAAGTGTTTATCTCTACCGCCAGTTGCTGGTGTGAAAGGTATTGCTCCTTGAGTTGTACGGTCAGGTATTGCTCCTATTGTTGGTACTACACCGCCCGCAGGCATGCCATCGTATTGCCACAGCGAACAACCTCTACCTGACACTAGCGAAGTTGCTGCAACACCTAAAACTCTTGGCACTTTGTGAAAAAAGATATTTTCAGGATTTCCATTATTGCCTCCTGATTGTAAGTTAATTAATTCTGATAAATCTGCTATTGCTGCCATATTATTTCATTTTGTATTGCGTGTTCTTTTGCCTCTATGATTAGGTTAGCTAAATTATCAAGGTTAACTCCTGATTGATATATTAAGCCACCAGTTTGTGGTAAAATTTCAAATTCGTCATTACTAACTCGTAATGCCCAATCTCCCCCATCTGATAGATATAGAAATGATTCTGTTTTAATAATTGTTTTCATTATTTTCTTAAATTATTTTATGTATATTGTAAATAAATATCTCCATCAGAACCGCCTGAAGGTGCTGCTGTTCCTGATGTTATAACCTTATTAGCACCAAGTGTATTATATGATATTGTCCTTGATGTTGAACCGTTAAAAGAAGTTCCTGGAGCGTCACCACTTCCTGAGTCATTAAATGTAATAGGATTTGTAGTTACACCACCATTTAAAGCAAATGAAGCTGTTAATGAGTAAGAAGAACTTAAGGCATAAGATGCACTTACTACACTTCCTAATAATAATGATGCTGTCGCCGCATATGAAGAGCTTGTTGCGATAGAAGCAGTAGCAGCATATGAAGCACTTACTACACTTCCTAATAATACAGAGGCTGTAGCAGCGTATGAAGAACTTAGGGCTTGATTAGTGTAACTTGATGTTCCTAAAACACTACCAGTAAATGATCCTGTAAACGAACCTGTTCTAAATGATCCAGTGAAACTATTAAACGCTGTTAAAGTTGTATAAGCAGGAGCAAATGATGCTGTAGCGGCAAATGAAGAACTTAAAGCATTATTAGCATAAGATGCTGTTCCTAATAATGATCCTGTAAAACTTCCTGTAAATGATCCTGTAGTGTATGAACTTGTGAAAGTATTAAAACTTGAAGTTGTTACAAATGAGCCTGTGTTTATATTTCCTCCTCCACCATTAAGAGCGAATGAGGCTGTTAAGGCAAAAGACGAACTTAAGGCATAAGATGCACTTACTACACTTCCTAATAATACAGAGGCTGTAGCAGCGTATGAAGAACTTAAAGCATTTGTAGCATAAGAAGCTGTACCTAATAAACTACCTGTAAATGAACCTGTGAATGAACCACTTCTATAAGAACTAGTAAAACTATTAAAGCTTGTAAGAGTAGTATAATTAGGAGCTAATGATGCTGTTGAGGCAAATGATGAACTTAAAGCATTTGTAGCATAACTTGCTGTTCCTAAAAATGAACCAGTAAAACTACCTGTGAATGAACCTGTAGTGTTTGTTGGAGCAAATGATGCACTTAAAGTATAAGAAGCACTTGTTGCAATAGAAGCAGTTGCAGCATAACTTGAACTAACTACACTTCCTAATAATAAAGAAGCTGTAGCAGCGTATGATGAGCTTAAAGCATTTGTAGCATAAGATGCTGTACCTGTTAGATTTCCCATAATAGAACCGGAAATTCTTAAACTCCCTGTTATACTTAAATCATCTATACTCGCTGAGTCTGTGAAAAATATTGCCATTTGTTATAAATATTATTTTATTAACTTTCCCCATAAGCTGTTGCTATCCAATATGTAGTTCCTGCTAGAGCTGTATTACTGTTAGCGCTAACTATAAAACTTCCAGACACTTTACTTTCTATTGTCCATGTTCTAGCATCTTCTCCTGTAACAACTACTGAATAATTAGCATCAACAAATGCTGTTGAAAAAGTAACTGTTGCTGTTTTTGGATTTCCTGTAAAAGAACTATTAAGAATTCTTCCAGATTTAGTTGTTAAAACATTTGAAGCATATGAGGCAGTTAAGGCTTGTGTAGCATAAGATGCTGTACCAAATAAACTACCTGTTAATGAACCTGATGCTCTTAGAGCTAGTGAAGCTGTTGAAGCAAATGAAGCACTTATAGCATTTAAAACATATGAAGCAGTTGTAGCAAAAGAAGCAGTAGTTGCAAATGAGGAACTTACAGCATTTAAAACGTAAGAAGCAGTTGTGGCAAAAGATGCACTTAAAGCTTGTGAAGCATAAGATGCTGTTGTTGCAAAAGATGATGATGTTGCAAAAGAAGAGCTAACAGCGTTTAAAACGTATGAAGCAGTTGTAGCAAAAGATGCACTTACAGCATTTAAAACATAAGATGCTGTTGTAGCAAAAGATGCTGTATTAACAAGCAATGATGCTGTAGGTATTATAGTTGGTATACTATTACTATCACCTACCCATACAGAACCTGATGTTATATTTGGTAAATTTGCTGGACCTGGGTTAAGTACTACTCCTTGGCCTCCTGAGCCTTCTTTGGTTACTACTCCTAGAACTTGTATGATTGCAGAACCTGATGGTCTTGATGGTGTCCATCCTCCACCAACTGCTGTATATATTTCTGTACCTCCTGGGTATCCTGTGGTGTCTACTCCTGTAATTAAACCTAATGCTATACCTCTTCCTATATCTCCAGGATCAATATTATCAGCTGTTATATAGATTACAGGCATTCTTGCTGGGTCTCCAGCATCAGCTGCGTAAACTATAGAATTAGCACCTACAGAACCAGATACAAAAACAGGAGTTCCTTTTTGTAAAGTAAAAGATTCTCCATTGTAAATATTTTCATATAATGTGTTTACATATTGTAAACTTAAATTACCATTTCCATCTGTTTGTATAAAAGAAAATTCACCATTGTCAGCTGAAGGATAATTTAATCCGCTTGCTGTTAAAGAATTTCTTACTATAAAAGTATCAGCTGAGGAAGCAGTTGCTGCATAAGAGGCACTTGTTACAAATCCTTCTAAGTAAGAAGCCGTAGCTGCATAACTAGCACTTGTTACTGTACCTTCTATGAATACTGCTTGTCCTAAAATAGTTGCATATCCAGAAGATGAAACTGCAAAGTAAATTTCTATACTATTAGCATCTATAGATCTTATTTGTGAAGGTATAAGAGCATAACTACTTGAATATACATTTACTAATGGATATGTTTCATTTAAGTTATGAGTTATACTCCAAGTTGTTGCCGCTACTGATTGAGTAAATACAAATAATGAAGCTGATACAGCTGTTGATGCACCTGCATTTAAAGCATAAGAAGCTGTTAAGGCAAATGATGAACTTAAAGCATAAGATGCACTAACTACACTTCCTAATAATAAAGAAGCTGTAGCAGCGTATGATGAGCTTAAAGCATTTGTAGCATAAGAGGCTGTACCTAAAACTGAGCCTGTAAAACTTCCAGTAAATGAACCAGTAGTATTTGTAGGGGCAAATGACGCACTTAATGCATATGAACTACTTAAGGCATATGATGAACTAGTTGATATTGAAGCAGTTGATGCAAATGATGAACTAATTGCTTGTAAAGCGTTTGATGCCCAACTTGAAGTACCTAATAATGAACCAGTAAAACTACCAGTAAAAGATCCTGTTGTGTTTGTTGGAGCAAATGAAGCAGATATTGCAAATGAAGAATTTATACTAAAAGATGAGGTGGTTGCAAATGATGAACTTAAAGTATTTGTAGCATAAGAAGCAGTACCTAATAAACTACCAGTAAATCCTTGGGTTGAAATTATTGAACCAGTTACAGTGAGAGAGCCTGTTATTACCGCGCTACCAGTGTATGGAAATGAGGAAGCATTAGCAACATATGAGGCTGTTAAGGCATAAGAAGCACTTGTAGAAGCCGAAGCATATGATGAACTTGTTGAGATTGATGATGTAGAAGAAAATGAAGCACTTACTGCTTGTAATACGTAAGAAGCTGTTTGAGCATTAGATGCACTTGTTGAACTTAAAGCATATGAAGAGGAAGTTGCTATAGATGATGTGGCAGCATATGATGAACTTATTACGTTATTAGCCCATGATGCTGTTCCTAATAAACTGCCTGTAAATGATCCTGTATAAGATCCAGTTCTAAAAGAACTAGTAAAATTGTTAAATGTTGTTATTAAAGTATAACTTGGAGCAAATGAAGCAGTTGAAGCAAATGAAGAACTTAAAGCGTTTGTAGCAAAAGATGAAGTTCCTAAAATACTACCTGTAAATGAACCTGTGAATGAACCGGTGTTATAAGAGCTTGTAAAAGCATTAAAACTAGAAGTTGTTACAAATGAGCTAGTATTTATAGTTGTTCCTGCATTAAGAGCAAAAGATGCAGTTAAAGCATATGATGAACTTAAAGCATTATTAGCATAAGATGCTGTTCCTAATAAACTGCCTGTAAATGAACCTGTGAATGAACCTGTTCTATTTGTAGGAGCAAATGAAGCACTAAGAGCATATGAACTACTTAAGGCAAATGATGAACTTAAAGCATAAGATGAACTTACTACTGTTCCTATAAAATAAGAAGCGGTTGCAGAATATGAAGATGATCTTGCCTGTTCAGCAAACAAAGCGTAAGAAGCGGTTGCTATTGAACCTGATTGGGATACAGTTACATCAAATGTTGTTCCATTACCTTTTGTAAAAGTAATTGTTGTATTTACAGCTGAAGCTGTTATTATACCTAATAAAGGTAATGATGATGTTGATGCGTATGATGCAGATAATGTTGGTGTAGTAAATTCTTTAACCTCATTCCCTGAACCACTTCCATAAAATAATCTACCATTGGTAACATTGATAGCCATTTCCCCTTGTATAAGGGTTGAAGGAACGCTTCCGGATGTGGCGCTATTTTTTATTATGATGGTACTACTCATTTATTATAAATATTAAAAAGTTCCTCCATCTATTATTGGAACATAAGATGCTGTTAAAGCATAAGATGCACTTAACGCATAAGAGGCAGTCCCTAATAAACTGCCTGTAAATGAACCTGTGAATGAACCAGTTGTTGTTGATGATGAACCTGAAAAGTTAAAAAGAGAACCAGTCCCATCGTATACGTTAACTCCATCTGTTTGAAGGAGTCTTTGGTAGGTGTTGCTTATTGCTGACCCTGATAAGTTATAAGATGACATTATGGTTCAACTTTATTTAAAATTTATCTACAAGATATTTTAAAGTTGATTCCAATGTTTCTCCAGAGATTTTATTTTCATTAATATAAGATCTAACAATAATTTTTGCTTTTCTATTTTCTTTAAACATTGATGCTAAAGAAGAATATTTGTTAAAATTAATATTTTCACTTATAAGCCTTTCGTATATTCTTTCTCCATTAACATTAGAACTAACTTTTTTAGTATCATTATCTTCATCATGATAATGAATTCCTGTTACTTCTACAAGGGGTTTTGAAGGAGTTTTTTCTTCTATTATTTCTATAACTACATTTTTAGATTGTTCTATCTTATATTCTGATTTCCATGGAGTAAAATATACATCATCTGCTATAACTTCTAGTCTAACATATCCTTTACTTTTAAAATTATCAAAGTTTTTGAATTTACCAATGTTAACTTCGCAAATACCATCTTTGATTTTACCATCAAACATCAAATTATGATTTTCACCTTCAACTATTAAACGAGCTATAGATGTAGACTCAGTTGCTCCTTCTAAAGTTACATTACATTTAAATGTGTTTATTTTATCTGTGTATAATTTGAACATTTTCTAATATTATTTTTTGGCCTATTTTTTCAGTTAATATATTTTCGACTTTGTCTTTGAATTCGGTTTTAACTTGATTGTTTTTTTCCTTTTCAATGACCTTAGTTAAATCATCTATCATAAATATTATCTTTATCTTTTTCTTATGCTTTTTACGTTCTCCTTGTTGGGTTTGGTAATCATAATCCGAAGGAAAAGCAACAGTTAGAATTACAGCATGATTCCAAAGTACAGCAAATGGAGGAGGTATTTCTAAATTAAACGCCTCATAAAGATAAGAAGCATAAGCATTATCACCATAGAATGAATCCCAATTAACATCGGCTTGTTCCCAGTTAATTAGTTCTACCTGCGTTATAACACCAAGAGGATTATTTATGTTGATATTTGTTGGAGTAATTTCTCCCATTTATTATAAATAATATAATATCTTATTTAAAAACTACCTCCATCAATGTAGGAAGAAGTTAGAGAATAAGAGGCACTTATTATGGTTAATGTTGATAAATTCACATTAAAAGTACTACCATTTCCTTTTGTAAATGTTAAATTAGGATTTGAAAAAGAAGCAGTTGTTAATAAAGAACCAGTATCTACAGAACCACTTCCTCCTCCTGTACTTGATATTGTTAATGTTAAGTTATTAAAGTCTCCAATTTGAGCTGTTACCGCAGAACCTGTTATTACTATCTCATTTAAATAAGAAGTTAATAGAGTACTCCCACTATAAATTTTTAAAAACGTTAAACCATTAGAATTATTTATTAAAGCCATTAACTATTTTATGTAGGAGTTTCTGTTACATTAGGATCAATAAAATTAGATCTATTTCTATTGTCCGTATCAATACTTCTTATATTTGTTGGAGGATCTAAACTAGAGGCTTCCATATTAAATATTGTTTTTACTTTATTAGAGAATTTATTAATAGCGGTAACATCTTTTTGAAGTATATCTGGAATAATATAACCATTGATTTTAATACTAAATGTGCTTCTAACTATTCTTTCATCATCTTGGGCTAATTCTGTTTGAAAACCAAATGAATCAATCATAGCCTTAAATTGAAAACGTTGTGGATTACCCCAATAAGCATCTGAGGCATATTCCATTGCTTCAACTATTTTATTTAATTGTTCTACATAATAAGTAAACACTGCTACCTCATATGTTACAGTTAAATAATCAGGCATTACAACTGCATAATATTCTTTTTGTGGTATTCTATTATTTAATACTTTAAAATTATCGTAAGCATTTTTTGGAGTATATGTTTTAGTAAAAACTTGAAACAAATTAGGGTTATTAGCATCCAATTTATTTGCAATTTGTCTATTTTTAGTTATGTCCGTTCTTTTAAACATAATTAAAGGAGCCATAATTTTACCTTTTTGATCTCTGTAATAACCATCCTTTTGATATGATTTCCATTTTTCAGGAGAACCATAAATTATAGGAACGGGCAAACGTTGTCCATTTTGTGTTACAGTAGGTTTAATTATGTTTTCAAAGTAATAAAAAATAGATTCATCAATATCCTGAATTCCAACTGAAAATGGTTTTGTATTGTCTCCTTTAAAGGATGTATTTAATCCTCTATTATTTGTAGGATTTTCTATAAAATCATTAGGATTACCTGCCTGAGGGTAAGTAGAAACATGTTGTTCTTTGGACAACTGTTGTTGGGTTTTTGGTATTGGTTTTCTATTATTAGGCATTATAATCTTGATAATTCTATATTAACTTTATCAGATGGAGTGTAATGAGCATTACATATTACTGAAACACTATAACCGAATTGTCCTAAATCAGTTTCATAGGGGTTATTTCCAGCATCATCCAAGTAAGGATATTCAGGATCTTTACCCATAAAAAATTGTGCTGTACTAATATTATCTATTTCCCAATAGCCATTTTGGAACATAATTATATCTCCTACTTCAGGATAAATATTATCTGCAACTAAATCATCTCTTAAAAATTTATAAGTTACCTGCCATTTAAAATCAGGACCAAAATCACTTACAGGGAATTCAAATTGGCTTGTTTCGATTAAAGCAAATAAAATAACAGGATCTGCAAAGTTTCTACCTTTAGAGGCTTCACCATACATGTTAACTTTAGTAGTAGTACTATTGTATTTATAAAATACTACTTGTTGAGAAATAATTTTTTGCATCAATTCGCGATTCACGAATCGAAACATTGAAATATCTCTCATTTGTCCATATAGTGCCATAATTATCCTATAAAAATTGTCATTGGAACTTGTTTAATTTCTTCAACTCTTGCAAGAGTTTCAGCTGATCTTCTTTCAAGTAAAGCTTGACGTGAAGTTTGATCAAAATATTCTCTTAATCTTGTTATTAGAGCTTCTTTTTCAGTAGCAGCTGATGCTACTAAATTATCACCATTTAAGGTAACTGCATCTCCAGGTATTGGAATTTGTGAGTATTTATTTCTTACTAATCCTAATACTTCTTTAGCTTTAGCTAATGTGTATTCAAAAATCCAACTTCTTCCTATTGAGTTAATATTTGCATAAATTGGATTTCCATAAGGTACGTTAGATGTATTTGTAATCTTGTTAGTACCATTTGCATATCCAGCATCTATTCTATCTTGTATTTTGATAAAGTCAAATATTAAATATTGACCGTACCCTAAATCACCAGCACCATCTAACCCTTCACCACTAAATCCTGTACCAGGTACTGGAAATACTGTTAAAACATTATTGATAATGTTGAAAGTATAATTAGATAAAGTTACAGTGTTTTGCATTTCAATTGCTTGAATGTTTTGTATAGTGTAACTTGTAGGCATCATTAAGTAATTAGCATATCCATAACCAAAACCATAAACACCTGCTGCAGGAACACCTCCTAAACCAGCACCACCTGCATTTCCTAACATGTATGGAGAATACAATTGGTTAATTGCTGGAGGTGGTTGATACCAAACATTTTTAATCTCAATTCCACCAACAATTCCATTTTCTTCAGCCCAAGCTGCCAAATCATATCTTTGTTGACCAGGTACTAAAGCTAATTGTCCTTTAAACCAAGTTACATTACCACCCACACCTGCTTCTTCACCATATTGTTGAGATAATCTAACAATACCATCCATTGAAGGAGTGAACACAGAATTATTAACATCTATTCTGTCTGAGGCTCCTTCTAAAGATAAGTAATTGTCTCTGGTTTGATAAGCATATAATTCATTTCCGTAAACTGTTACTGCTTCTTCAAATCCAGCCCAAAAGTTAATATCTTGTAATTCTACGTTTTCAATAGGATAACCTAAACGTAAAGCACAAAAGTTAGCTACTTTATTAGCATCTGTTTTAAATTCAGAATCATTATCATAAAAACCAAATGGGGTTGGTGGAGGCCAAGAACCTGTTACATAATAAGAAGATGACACTTGAGCAAATGATGCTGAGCCGGGCCATATTGGAATTACTGTAGATGCCATAATTTAATTAATTTGTTACAATGTAATACTCTATACTAGCAGAACTTCCTGATGGTTCAACTTTAACTGATTTGATGTTATCAAAAGATAAACCACTTACACTTCCAGTCATTTTGGTTGATGATATCATATATGAACTTCCACCAGAAATTAAATAACTCATAGCCTCAGTTGAAGAGGAAACTATCAATTTAACAGGTACAGTAGAAGAATTATTTGTGACTCTAACATATTGTACACTGCTTGTTACAAATGTTCCTGCACCTGGTAATCCATCAAATGAAAATAATGTAGTTACTGCATTCGCAGGTACATTTAATATTCTGTTGTCTACATAATTAACATTGTTAATAGTGTTTACAACTGAAGATCCTACATCGTCTCCATTTAGATTTAAAATTTCATATATTTGAGAAGTAAATGTTGCCATGCTTTTTCATATAAATATTGAAAAGCTATGGTTTCGTTCTATTTTTTAGAATTTCCGTTTGTATTAGAACTACCTAAACTAAATCCTTGTTCATAAGCATCATTGTACAGATTAATTAAATCTTCTACAATAGGATCTCTATGGTTTTGTTTTAAAGAAATAGCACATAGGTTTTTTATTTTTTTAGCTGCAGCATATAAAAATTTAAATCCAGAATCTCGTTTTTGTTTTAAATCTACTTGAGCATCATCTCCGCAAATAATCATTTTAGATCCTTTACCAATACGAGTAACAATCATTTCCATTTGTTCATGTGTTACATTTTGGGCTTCATCTACAATTACTACAGAATTTACAAATGTTCTACCTCTCATAAATGATACAGGAACAATCTCTATTTGACCATCATTTATACATTTTTCTACTTTTTCTTTATCATAAAGTAAATACATGTTTTGATAAATAGGTTGAACCCAAGGATCCATTTTTTCCCTTAAATCACCTGGTAGAAATCCAATTTCCTCTTTTGATACAGTTGGGCGAGTAATGATTACTTTTTCAACCTCTCTCATAAACAAACGTTCTAAACCAATTTGACAAGCCAATAATGTTTTACCAGAACCTGCCGCACCTGATAATAATGTAATTGTATTATCTAGTATTTTTGATTTAGCCTCTTTTTGTTCCTCATTTAATTGGATTTTAAATTTAATAGGATTTTTTGGCTTACGCTTTTCTTTGAAGACTTCGTCTTCATGATTTAGTTGAATATTCATTAAAATTAATTTTTACTAACGCATCAATACCAGCATTTACATGCATGGCATCTTCTAAACATAACTCGAAATCATATCTATTATCTAATGGTAACACTAAATCTACTTGTGAACCCCATCTAATTAAAGAAAATCTTTCATTTTGAGCAAAAATATCGTTTTGGTCCATAGTAAATGGAGCAATTACATTTACATCTTCATCTGCAATTTGGATTAAATAATAAGTATAATCTAAAGATGGTGAATAAATTTTATTCCACATACGTTCATTATACTTTAAATATTCCATATTTGCAGGATTAATTTTTTTATTTAAAATATCTTTTTCAACCGCCAACATGGGTTTATTTGTCGATTGAATCGCGTCTAACGGTTTATATGATAACATACCTCCATAGGGTATGCGATTGATGTGAACATCATAAAATGACATAAATATACCAATAACTAACGATGGTTTATTATAGTCCTCATCACCCATAACATCCTGGAGAGTGTAATTTATACCTTTAATTTCAACTACTGGTTCAGTAGGATCTTTAATAAATTTTTGGTATAAAATAGTTCCATCAGCTGGTGAATAAAAATGTTCATGATCAATATAATTTGGACGAATTGGATCTCTAAAGAAAAATACATTAGATAATTCGCCTACAGGCATTTTCTGAAGTTGTTTTACTTCAGTTCCTAACCATTCTTGTAATGTTTGTGCCATTATAGTAATGTTTTATTATGATCAACTCTGTTCAAATGCATCATCATACAAGACAGCATAGCACCTGATTTCATATACTCAGATAAATTAAATATAACCGGTTCCATACCTGCATCGCCACAAATTTTTTCTAGTGTTTTAAGTTTGTTTACTTCACCTTCATAGTATTCATGACTTTTCTTTAATTCAGAAATGTTAGAGGCACATAAAACCATGTTACCCATTCTTACAGAATTGGTTAATCCACATAAAGCATTTTCAACATCAATATCAATGATTTCTGTTTCTTTTTCAATCATTTGTAATTCTTCTTCATCAAATAATTCAGTACAAATTAATGTTTGTTCTGTATTTAAAGCAAATATTGAACAATCTAAATGGTAAAGATATTCATCAACCATAGCTACTTTAATAATATCCATGTTGTATTGTTCTTCCATCCATTCATAAGCTTTGATGTTTGAACGAATACCATAACCACCAATGTATTTGTTACCGTAAAGATATTTCAAATCAGCCTCACCTTCCCATTTATATGGAGAAATAGCTGTTTTATAACCCATTTGATTAAAATATTTTTCACCAACCAATTCTTCACCTTTACGAGGATCAGAAGTAAAATTAGATAAAATAATGTGATTTTCGTTTTTGATATGAGGTAAATAAATACCTAAATTAGCCACATAAACCTGATCTTGAAAATTACCTTCAGAAGGTAATAGATTAACTAAAGCACCTCCAGCAACAAAATTATACAAATCCATAAATTGTTTGTATGCTTTGGGTTTATTAATTGATAATTCTTCATCGGTTAATTCTTGCATCCAAATATTATTTGGATCTTCTGTAGATAAAGTAAATGGGAAATTCATTACATAACTTTGAACAGGCAACTGACTTGGTGTTTGTTTCATAAATAATTTAGTTTACAATGTTTGTGTATACATATTATATAGGTCTATACTAGTAACAAAAAGCCCCGATTTCTCGGGGCTCTTTATTAAGTGTTTATCCTAAAGATTAGATAGTATTTAAACCACTTACATAAATTTTTCCATAAAACTCTGGACGCAACATCTTCTTAGCGTAACGAGTCAACAGACCTTTTCTTGGAGTAAAGGTTTCAGGATCGTACACTAGAGGAGTCATAATCAATGGAATGTATGGAGAGAATACAGCACCTGTTTCCAAGAACTGAGAACCTCTGTAACCCATTAAGATTAAGTTTTCGGTCATGTATGGATTTTTGTAAACTTTGTAACGACCGTTTACTGAACCAATTTTCTGTACACCGAAAGCGTATTCCATTTGATCAGCTTCGCCATTGCTAGTAGAAGCAAATCCTGGGATTGATTCTAAGATAGTAGCGATTGTTGGAGAAGTTACTAAGAAGTTAGCACCACCTCTTAAAGTCAACTGATGGATCTTGTTAGATACTTTTTGGATTTTAGTACCTAAGGTTTGGAACCATTGACCTTGAGTGTTGTAGAAAGCTGAAGAGTTAGTAACTAAAGTAGATCCGTTATAAACTTGGTTGTTAATAGCTGACCAATATTCAGTAGCTGCAGCAGCATCTTCAATCAACATATCCAAGATTTCCAAATCAATTTCCATTGAAATGTACTCACTCATGATGTTAGTCAATTCAGCTTCAGCATCAATGTTTTGGTAAGCAGCTAAGTCTTGAGCAAATTCAGGAGTCCATACTGCTTTCAATTTCTTGGTTTTAGCAGTGATAGGTTGTGATTGCATTCTAACGTTGATCTCAGGGATAACGATTTGAGTAGAACTCGCAGCGTTAGGTACTGAGAACGCACCATCAGCTTCAAAATCACCACGACCTGATTGGTTACCACCTATAGCAGAAGCTTGGTTGTTACCTGAAGTTACGTTGATACCATCTTGAGAAGTTGATTTTTGGTAGAATACAGTAACGTTAGCTGCTGGAGCACCTGAGAATGCTGTAGTTGAACCTGTATAGAAGAAAGCAATAGTACCTGCTGTGTAGTTGTAAGTAGTAAATTGTGATAATAAGTTAGCAGGAGCAAATCCACTACCACTCAATACAAATCCACGAACTGCATCTTGATCAAATGAAGGTAAGAATGAAGCAGTAGCAACTGTTACTTTGTAAATACCATTAGCTAATACAGAAGCAGAATAATCAGAATCAAAATCTAATTCAGCCCAAGAAGCTGTAACTACTGAACCTGTACCTGCTGCTAGTACTGGAGTAGTTCCACCAGCACTTGAACCTGATACCCAAACAGAAGCTGAGAATTGGTTAGTAGCGTAAGTGAAACGACCTGAAGGACCACCATATAAACCACCTTCAGCAGCTGGAGTAGAGAATGGGAACTGAGAAGCAGTGTTTCTGTTACCATATAAAGATGAACCATCCCTGAAAGGGGTCTTAGAGTTACCATATTGGAAATCCAAGAAGAACACTAGACCTGAAGGCATGTTCATTGGTTGAACTGAAACGAATTCTTTAGCTACGATAGTTCCGAATACTTTACGAACTAAAGGCAAAGCAATACCAGCCCAGTTTTCACCTTGACCGCCTGATGTGAAAGAAGAGTTAGAGGCAATAGTATTAGTTTCAGTTACCAACTGTTTAGCTTGGTTTTCTAATAAGATAGACATGTTGTTTTTGTCAACTTCTACTAATCCTTCTAACAATCCTGTTTTTGTCCATTTACTGGACAATTTAGCAGCATCGCTCTGAAGTGACTTCCAAGAGCCAGCTGCGCTTTCTAATAATTGTTGTACGTGTGACATTGTTTTTTAAATTTTTGTTTTTATTTGTTTTTGTTTGTGTTAATTCCAGCAAGTTGTTGCCATCTTGCAAATTGGTTGTTTACTTCAAGAATTGGCTTCTTTTCAACAACACCTAAAGATTTTGAAGCACTTCCTCTTAACAATGATTCATTAACAGGTTTTTTAGTTTCTTTGAATCCTTCAGATAAGGTTTCAAATACCAATTTTGCTTCTTTAATACTAGTAGCTTTATCAAAAGCAGCTAATATTTTTACTTTTTGACTTTCAGTCAAATTTTTAGTTTTGAAGATCTTGTTGGTGTAAAGTAATTTAGCGTTGAATAAGTTAACTTCATTCAATTCAGTTTTGATGGTGTTTAATGCAGAATAAGCTTCGTCCAACTCTTTCTTCATTTCATCCATTTTCTTCTTCATTTCACTCATTTTTTTAGCATCTTCAGCTTTTTTCTTAGCTTCAGCTACTACTTCTTCTTCACTCGCTTCCATTTCTTCACCTTCTTCTTCTTCACCTTCTTCTTCTTCGCCTTCTTCAGCACCTTCACCAGCTTCTAATTCACCAGCAGCTACCATGTCAGCGATTACATCTTCGATGAAAGATTTAAGATCATCTTCGTCCATGTTTTCGATGTCGATTTCTTCTTCTTCTGCTTCTTCCGCTTCAGTAACGTTTTGGCCAGCTACGTTTCCGTGTTCGCCTGGTTCATCTGGGAAGTCAGTTAAGTTGATGTTTTCATCCATTTCATCTAGCTCTCTTAAAAGTTCTTCAAGATCAACCTCTTCTTCAGCTTCTTTTTTCAAAGCATCTTTAGTAGATACGGGATGTTCATCACCATACTCTTCTAATTCAGCTTCTTTTTTCAAAGTTTTTCTAGCAGATAAAGCATCTTTGGTAGAAATGGGGTGTTCATCACCGTATTCTTCTAATTCTGCTTCATCCACATTGTAGGCTTCCTCAAGTTCTTCATCTTCTTCCATTTGTGCTAATTTAGCAGCAAATTTTTCTTTTAATAATGGAGTGAAAGATTCTTCAAGAGCAGCTTTTGCATTAGCGATGGCTGTTTCCTTAACAGCTTTAGCATCGGCAATGGCTTCTTTTAGTAAGTCTCTGTTTTTCATTTGTTTGTTTTTTATCCTCAAATAATTTTTGTTGGAAATACGCTTATTATTGATCGACGATTATCGAAGCGTAATAATATATAGAAAATTGATGTGATATAGAGATCACATATTCCTGTATACATATGTCAAGATTTTTAAAAGTCGAGAAAAATAAACCCTCCTTTTTAGGGGAGGGTCGGTCCAAAGATACTATCTAAGGAGGGGTTAAAATATTGGGCATGTACCGTTAGCACATAGTATTTCTGTTAATAAAGAATTAACTTTAGCAAATTTATTTTCTGGTAAATATTCTTTACCTTCTTTAACTAATTGCATGTATGAGCCTGGATTTGATGGGGTTGAAACAAAGTCCCAACATAATAATTCAAAATCATCTTGTACTTCTAAAGTACCTTCATTGATTTCTTTTAATGAACCCATTCCACGAGATGAAACACCTACTTGAACATTGTTGTCAATAAGTGCTTTTAAGATATTGCCTGATACAGTTGGTAAAATTTCTATTTTACCCATTACTTTATCTCCATTCCACCATACTTCTCTAATAATGTGAGATACATTTTTAAGGTTAATGATTGAAGAATCAGGATGGTCTAATTCACCTGTTGCTCTGTTTTCTTTAACAGTTTGTTGATATCTATCAATTTCTCTTTCCCATAACTCTTTTGGATAATATCTACCATTACCATTTTTTACTTCGGCTGTAGCTAAAATACCTTCAACTAAAGGATTACCAGAAGGTGCTCTTAATCCCTCATGTAATTGTATGGGGGAAACAGAAAATGGAATAGTTTCAATTAATACCTGTTTCATATTATTTTTTCTTGTCTAAGTCTCCGTATCCACTTGATTTATATTTGCCTTTAGGTGCTTTAGGTTCACCCATACCAACAGAATCTTTAGTATAACCAATACCTTTGACACCAAAAGAGGCATTTGTATGATAATAGTTGATATCTTTAGCCATGTTTTTAGCAACAATAGCTTTTAATTCACCTACAGTTTTACCTTCATTTTTCTCATCCCACATTTCAGTTAAATAACCTAATAAGAATGACTGGCTATAAAGGTTATCAATATTTTTAGGATCATTGTTGTTAAAATTGTTTTCTAAATCTTTAGCTACATCTTTATCAATTTTTTCAAACTCGTTTTGGTCACCATATTCTTTTTTATTCTTAACACCTACGGCTTCTTTTAAGTTAGTGTCAAAAATTTTAAACCAATCTGGTTTGTTTGAGTTTTGTGTAATTACACCTCCTACACCTTCGTTTAGGATGCTTTTACCTTTTAAGATAGTAACAGCTGATTTATAGTCTGTTAAAGGAGATATAAATTCAGGAAATACACGACGAGCATTTTTCAAAAAGTCATCTTTGTTTCCTTTACCTTCTTTAATAAGGTTGTATTGTTGTTGTAAGGTCTTTTCCATTTGTTATAAATATTAAGGATAGAAAATTGCTGGACCTCCTGTAAAAGAAGCACTTGTTACATATAAAGGTACAGTCGCACCTGCTGGGAATGTAATTGCACCTAAATCCCCTCCAGAAGCATCTTTTAATGCTGAAAAAGTAATTGCTGTGCTTGATACAGTGAAACCAGCATAAGAACCGGTGATACTAGCTGTAGCTTTAACGGCGGTTGCATTAACGGGTATATTTGCCATATTATTCTTGTTTAAATAGTTTTATTAAATCGTTTAAATATTCTTGAGCCAAATCAGTACCATAAACAATAGTATAAGATTCTGGTTGGCTTCTATAAAAATCAATTGTTTTATTTTTTGCCTTTTGCATTAATGGAATCAATTGATTTAGTTTATCTTCTATAGCATCGAAAGCTCTAATTCGGCTTCCTATAAATTCTCTTCTAGAAGGATCGTTAATTTGCATATCGTCGAGAAATTTGTCGACATCTTCTGCTTCCCATAACCTTTTAACTTCAATTCCTTTAGCTTTTTTATTTAATGTTTTTTGGTTAACTAATTTATATTTAAAATCAGTTACGTATTTGTTTTTTGTTACACCTTCTTTACCTGCTGGTGCTCCAGGACCCATAGTTGCTCCTGGACCTTCGGCTACTTTTTTATATCCGGCTTGTGTATAAGCTCCATAAGTTGATTTACGTGAAGAGGGACCTGTATGATTTTCACCTTCACCACCGGAAACAAATCCTGAATCTGAAGCTATTGCTGACATTTCGTCTAATTGACCTTTAACTGCTTCATATTGGTCAGGATAATATTTACGAAGATAAGATCTATAATTGTTAAAAAGATCTCTTAATTTAACTAAAGTATCATTTACTATTTTATCATTT